GGCTTTCGCAGCAGATGAAGCAGCAGCCAATAGACTAGCCACAGCAGTAGATAACCTTGGGCTTTCATTCTCTCAGACTAAGGTCACCGAGTTTATTGCGAACCTTGAGAGCAGCGCGGCAATTGCAGATGACATTCTTAGACCGGCTTTTCAGGGTCTATTAACCACCACAGGATCACTCACCAAGTCTCAAGAGCTTCTCAACAATGCAATCCAAATCTCAAGAGCCAGCGGAGTAGATTTAGCTACGGTCGCAACGGATTTAGGCAAAGGCTATGTAGGGATTACTAGAGGCTTGATTAAGTACAACACAGGCTTAACCAGAGCTGAGATTACAACCAAGTCATTCAATGAGATTCTAGGCATCATGCTGGCACGTTCAGCAGGATCAGCACAGGCTTATCTTGAGACAACCTCTTACAAGATGGAAGTCTTGGCAGTAGCTACAGGCAACGCTCAAGAGATAATTGGTGAAGGTCTCATCGATGCTTTCGCTCGCGTAGGCGGCGGTACAGAAGCCAGCGATGCAGCCAAAGCAATTACTAACATTGCAACAGCTACAAGCAATGTAATAAAGGTATTGGGTACTGCTATCGGACTTGTCGAAAAGTTCCGCAAGTCTTACACAAACTTCCTAGCAGGTGGCGATGTCAATGCCTTGATGGAAAGCGCTAATCAGCAAAGCACTAATCGTTCAGCATCTCCGGCAGGTACAGCACAGCGCACAGCGCAGCAGCGAGCAGCAGAAGCGACAGCAGCCAAGCGAGCCAAGGAGTTAGCAGCCTTGCAGACTAAGCAGGTTAAGTCTCAGAAGGCTTTGACTGACGAGCAGAAGAAGCAGAACGCTCTTAAGAAAGCCGGTTCTATCTTTGACTTAGAGCAAGTGCAACTCATTGCTGCCCTTAAGGGTAAGTTATCTGATGAAGATCGTAAGCGAGTAGAACTCCAGTTTGCTTTGATTACTGGCAATGTATCAGAAGCTAAGAAACTAACTAATGAAATAGCAGTTGCTCAAGGCTTAGGCGAGAAGCTCGCAGGATACCTAGCAAGCCTTCCAGATGCTAAGAACCCGTTTACTTCATGGGGAGCGTACCTCGATATGCTTGCCAAGAAGGCTTCTTTAATAGTTACGGGCGATCCTAATTTCAACAGTTCTTTAGGCTGGAATAACAATCCTTCATTCCCTGAGATACCTGAAGTTCCAACAACTAATGTGACACCATTCCCTAGATCAACTCCGGGCAGTTTCCGCAGAGCAGAAGAACAATCTAACCTGACTGGACCGATTCAGGTATCTGTTAATATCGATGGCAAAGCTATTGCAACGGCTTTACAAGATACTTCGCTCTCAGGAGTCTCATCGAGCGTTAATAGAACCTACGGAAGTTTCGCTGGTCGATGACTCTTCCCGCCGAGATATCCGTATCTTTCGACTTTAGTTCCGGTGCTACTTTTGGCTACCCGTTTACTATCGGCGATGCTAAATACGGAGTTCTAGGCACAGGCACACTTGGCTCTTCTACAGTTCCAGTTCCAATTGTTGATCTAACTCCTAATGTCCGTAGCATAACAATCAACCGTGGCAGAGATATCCAAGCCGATACCTACATCGCTGGAACTGCCGTTGTACGCATTACAGACCCTGACTCATACTTTAACCCTCAGAACACAGCCAGCCCGTATTACGGATATCTCGTACCTCTGCGCAAAGTAAGAATCTCAGCTACAACAGCAACAGCGCAGGAATTCTTATTCTCAGGCTATACAACCGAGTACCGATATACCTATGACCAAGCAGAGCAGATGGGTTATGTCGATATCTATATCGCCGATGCCTTCCGCTTGTTTAACTTGGCTCAGATAACAACCGTTGCTGACTCAGGCGCAGGACAGGCAACCGGCACACGCATAGGCAAGATATTAGATCAGGTGGACTTCCCTTCCAATATGCGCACAATCGCTACTGGACAATCTAACTGCATCGCTGACCCAGCAACCCTACGCACAAGCCTTAATGCACTTAAGAACGCAGAGTTCTCAGAGCAGGGCGCGTTCTTTATCAATGGCTCAGGCACAGCCGTGTTTAAGTCTCGTAACGAGGTTGCTTCATCTATCTCTGGCACTCCTATCGAGTTTAACCAGACCGGCGATATCCCTTACAAGAACCTAGTCTTTGCCTTCGATGACAAGCTCATCATCAATCAAGCACAGATGACCCGCGTCGGCGGCACAGCTCAGTTTGCACAGAACACAGACAGCATTGCTAAATACTTCCCTCACCAGTACAGCGCACAGGATTTAGTTATCGATACCGATGCCAATGCCCTGAACATCGCTGCAACCTATGTAGCCACTAGAGCTGAGACAACTATCCGCATCGACCAGATGCTCGTCGATCTACTAGACCCAGCAGTTCCAACTGACACAATGATTGGCTTAGATTACTTTGACAATCTAAGAATCAGCAATATCCAGCCAGATGGCTCTACCATCGTTAAGACTCTGCAATGCCAAGGTCTCTCATGGAATATCAGCCCTAACAGCATGAGCGTTACAGTTACAACACTTGAGCCCATAACCGATGGATTCATTATAGGAAGCACAGAACGCGGTATAATTGGCGTGAGTGCAATGACTTACTAGGAGATAAACAGATGGCAACAGGCTTCCCAACGGTTACAGGGGATATTTTGACAGCCCCAATTTTTAACGGCTTAGTGACCTTTACAGTCGATGCAGACGCGACAGCAGATTACACAGCAGTCCTTGACGACCAGTACCAAGTCCTAGTACCAATGAACAAGGCAACAGCAGTAGCGTTCAAGATTCCTACCAATGCCAGCGTGGCTTATCCCGTCGGTACCGCCATCACAGTTTTGAACAAAGGCGCAGGATTGGTCACAATCTCAGCAGTTACATCAGGCACAACAACAGTTCTTTCAGCCGGTGCAGTTGCAGCTTCTCCTACCTTGGCTCAATACAAGACAGCCGTCTGCATTAAGACAGCAACAGACACTTGGTATGTCGCAGGTGGCATTGCCTAATGATTGGAGCAATCGTAGCCGGTACGCTCTCAGCGCCTACCGCGCCTGTTACTAACAGTTATGAGTCTATTGCGACCGTAACCGTGGGTTCAGGCGGTTCAAGTTCTGTATCGTTCTCATCAATTCCAAGCACATTTAAGCACCTTCAAATCAGGGCAATCGCTCGCGCTTCCGGTCCATACACCTATGATCAGACCAATATGACATTTAACTCTGATAACGGTTCAAACTATTCATGGCATCAAGTAAATGGCAACGGCTCAAGCGTTACTGCGAACGGCGGTACTTCTACAACCTTTATCAGAATCGCAGACGAGACAGCAGCAAACAACAATGCAAACTGTTTTGGTGGCATGGTCATTGATATTTTAGATTATGCCGATACTAACAAGAATAAGACAGCACGAAGCCTTTGGGGTTACGATGATAATTCTACAGGAACGATAGGACTCCGTTCGGGGCTTTGGCGTTCTACTTCTGCGGTTTCATCAATAACTTTAGTATGTTCTAATAACTGGCTTCAATATTCATCATTTGCACTATACGGAGTTAAGGGGTAATCATGGCAGCCGGATCAACATACACCCCAATAGCGACCACAACGCTGGGAAGCGCACAGGCAACAGTTTCATTCAATTCATTCTCAGGCTATACCGATTTAATCTTAGTAGTAGCAGGAACTGTATCTACAGCAAATAACCCAACTTTGCGCTTTAACTCTGATAGCGGTTCAAACTATTCATGGAGATATTTAGCTGGTAATGGCTCATCTGCTAGCACGGGCGGCTCGGCAAATCAAACCTCTATACTTACAGGTGGATTAGGTACTTCAACAATTGGCAACATTATTTATTATATTAACAATTATTCAAATACCACAACAAACAAAACTGTAATAAATCGACACAATCGAGCAGATGACTCTGTTACTGCTTGGGTTGGCTTGTGGCGCAATACTGCCGCAATCACAACAATTGACCTTGGCGCTGGTGGCGGTAACTGGAATACCGGCTCTACCTTTACCCTCTACGGAATTCAGGCGGCATAATGGCAAATACATTTGAACTAATTGCAAGCTCGACAGCCGGTGGGTCAGTCTCATCAATCGACTTCTCATCAATTCCAAGCACTTACACAGACCTATGTTTAGTTGTTAGCGTTAGAAGCGCAGGAACAAGCATTGATAACCTAGCCATCAAGCTGAACACCTCTGCTGCTAATTTTACAGGGCGTTATTTAGTTGGCAACGGCGCATCAGCTTCATCAGCATCAGTTGATATCGGTGGACAAATTGGATTGGTAAATGGCACAGCCACAACAGCCAGCACCTTCACTAATGTAAGCGTGTACTTCCCTAACTATGCAGGTTCTAGCAATAAATCTTATTCAGCAGATGCGGTAACTGAGAACAATGCAACTACGGCTTATGCTCTTATGATTGCAGGGCTTTGGAGTCAGACCACAGCAATCAACGCAATTTCAGTTTATGGACAATCTGCAAACCTAGCAACCAATTCAACCGCCTATCTATATGGAGTCAAAAATGCCTAATCCAACACGAATCGAAATCAACTGCGAAACAGGCGTGGAGTCAATCATTGAACTCACCGATGCCGAGGTTGCAGAACTTACCTATCAGGCAGAACTAGCAGCTGAGCAGAAGGCAGAAGCCGATGCAAAGGCAGAAGCAGATGCAACCGCTAAGGATGCTCTACTTGAGAAGCTAGGCATTACAGCAGACGAAGCTAAACTCTTACTGGCATGACTCCCAAGTTATGCAAAGCCGGTCAGCAGTTAAGGCTTCAGATAGATGATACTTATCCAGAAAGAGATCGAGCCTCAGACGGCTGGATTGGCGATGCTCGTCACCAAGCACGTACTTCTGATCACGTGCCTGATGCAAAGGGTATCGTCAGAGCCATTGATATTGACAGGGATCTATCTGGAAAGAAAAAGCCTGACCTCATGCCTGACCTTGCGGATCAGATTCGACACGCGGCAAAGTCTGACAAGCGCATTGCTTACATCATATTCGCAGGAAAGATTGCTTCCCCTCGCATGGGGTGGCGCTGGCGCAAGTATTCTGGAATCAATCCGCATGACCATCATTGCCATATCTCTTTCACTACAAAGGGCGATACAGACGGTTCGTTCTTTAATAAAATCCCAATGATAGGCGGCACAACATGAACATGAAGCACCCTGCAATAGTATCTATTGGAGCATTTCTAGCAGTATGGGGTACAACCTCTAACTTCGCTCTGGACTACCGCTCTATCCTAGGTTCAATCGTGGCTGGCGTATTCGGATACGCAACTCCTAAACGATGAACGCAGTTGATCTCGCAGCTTGGGCTGTAGGAGTAATCACAGTCCTAGGCGGCGTGGCAACTTACACTCAGTTTATGATTAAGCATTACCTGACAGAGCTAAAGCCCAACGGCGGTTCTAGTATTAAGGATCAGGTCAATCGCCTAGAGACGCGTGTCGATACCATAATCGAGATGTTAGGTAAGTAACACTTATCTCATGGCGAGAAAGCGACCAGTCATCGACCTCGATACTTACAGCGCGCTCGATGCTTATGCGATAGCCCTTAACGAGTTCTATAAGAGCTTGCGCAAGGCTGGCTTCTCAGAGACTCATGCCTTCTGGCTGCTCTCTGATCGTGAAGCTTTTCCTGACTGGCTGATCCCTAACCTTCCCAATCGAATCGACAACATACCCTACGATGACGATGACGAGGACTAATGAAGCGAATCGTAATTCTGAGCGATTTACAAGTTCCCTTTGAAGATGTACATCTAACTCAGAACATAGCAAGATTCCT